ATCCAGTTAGTATAGTTGAGTAATCTCTCCATCTAAATTCTAGGGTTGGAGGATAAATTGTGTTTGTATCAACACTATAAAATTTAAATACAGGTTGAACATATTCACTTGCATTAAATTCTAATGAACTTGTAAGTTTAACTAGGAATCCATAATTTGGTAATGAAGAACTATACCAAGCATGTACAATATTAGTAGCATTAACTTCAATATCTTTTACATTACGTAAACTAAAGGATTCAGTTATTAAATAAGTAGAAGAAGTATACCAGTTACCTCCTCCTTGACTAGCATGTGTTGAATTATATGAACCAGTATAAGTACCCCCAGAATTAGTACCTGAAATAGACCAGGCTCCTGAACCTGAATAAAGTGAATAGGTCCAAGATACTCCATCTTCAACAATAGGACTATCTAAAGTATATCCATTTCCATTATTCCATTCTTGGGCAGTAGCACGAACTTCTAAAAGAGTATTTTGATTAATACCTTGTGCTTCAGCAATGAAATTTTTAAGATAAATGCTAGAACTATTTCCTGCTATTTTATTGTTAATAATATCTTTTATCTCATTTGTATCAAATTGGATAAGATATCTAGCTATATCAGGTGTTCCACTAATGTCTAAGCGATTAGATACTTCTAAAATAGCATCTAACCCTGTATTCATTGTAGGGTAGAGTGAATATAGAGTGGCGTCTTGAGTAGGGAAGAGTTTATATACAGCCATTTATATATTTTATTATAAATATGGCGTTATAGAGGAACTACTTTACCTTTTATGTCTAAGTTAGGGTATTTTACTTCAAAAATACTAGGATCTAATGAGGGATATATTACTTGATTTTGTGTAGCTCCTGCTATATCATAAGCATATTGTGAATATCCTGAAGTGGTTCCTGCTTTATTTGATATAGAAACTGATTTGACTGATTGGACTCCTGAGATTCTATCAAGAAGGATATATAAATCACGAAGTAAAATAGGTTGGTTAATCTGCCATTTATTTAAAGTAAAATAATTTTGTAAAGCAGTAATACATGCTAATAATACTTCATTATTGTTATATTCAGGGAGTACTATAATTTCAAAATCTATACCTATATTAATGATAAAAGCATCACGAATCTCAATATTATCACCAATCATTCTATATTGAGATAGATATGTTCTAAGGTTGTTTTTTAAGGTTTCAGTAGCTATATCTAATTGACCTTGAGAATTTAAAGATAAAACATATAAATTAAGAGTTTCAATAGTTGAAACTTGATTATCTGTTAATTTAGGTTGTTCAATAAATGCTTTAGAAACAGCACCATAATCAGTAGGCATACTTAAAGCACGAATTAAATAATCATCTGCAGTAACTGATCGTTTTTGGGATGCTACTAATGCTAAAGTATTTTGGCGAATTTCTTCTAATGTATCTCCTCCTCTACCTCCAGTAGCTGCTTCTAAATTATTAGAAGCTAATGAATTAAAAATATAATTAGCAGTAGTTGAGTTAAGATTAATATTATTAAATTTACAGTTAGAAATGGTTAAATTGGTTAAAGTATTAGCAGGAATGTTAGAACCTACACCACCACCAGTTAAATATCTTACTGTTAAAGTTGTATTTGAAGGAGCAATACCATAAGTACCAGTGAATAAAAAGTTTGTTGGTGAATATGCTACTGTTAATTTATCTTGTTCAAATGGTAATCCAATTCCTACATTATCAGCATTTGGAGTAATTTCTTCAGTAATATCATTTGGAGCACCTGCACCAAACTGAATTATTAGATTTGAAAGGGAAGTAAAACGAGTTGCAAATCGACGAGCTACTTTCTTTAAACGAAGTAAATAAGGTGTATCACCATTTACATTTGGATCATTTACATTAGTATTTTTGATAGTATCTAATACCATTTCTTGTCCTAAATGATCTACTTCATACCATTTATTACCATCGGAATCTGTTATGTCTAATATTTTAATAATATTATTGGCTTGAAGGCTAATTGTTTGATATTGTTGTGGAGCACCAAAAGAAAATTGAACAGTATTAATAGCAGCAGATATAGCTTTTCTACTTTTCTTCAAAAGAAAGTATTGGGGTATATTACCTGAAATTTGGTAAATAGTAACTTCAGTTGGGTCCTGGGAACTTGATACTGAAAAATCAATTTTATCTTGGAGTAAAAATGAAGATCCATTTTGGGAAGTTACAGTTGTATTTTCTCCAACAGTAATAGCATAAGTATAATCAGGTACATAATTACCAGTACCATCATTAATAGAAGGTAATTGTTGATATACATCAACAGTTGTTTGGGCAGCACCGGTTGTTTTTGGTTTATAACCAAACATATATGCTAACTCAAATACATTATTTGTTTGTTGAGCATATTGAACAAATGTTTCTTGGAATTGGTTATCTAAATAGAAACTTAAAACATCCCCTACATAAGATGCTTGTTCCATAAACATCATACCTGGTGATGTTGGAGAAAAGTCTGTATATGTTTGGGGGAAATATGTTCTAGCATATTCTATTAAACGTGCTCTAAAGTCTGTAAAGTCACGGTTAATATATTTTATATCTCTATTTGTTGTAGCCATTTTTAAAATTGAAATGTTATATTGTCACTTATATTAGAATTTGCTATAGAATATTTCATTTGAACTATAAGTTCATTTAAATCATCGTTTCTTAACACATCTAATGAATCTATTATAACTGATGGAAAATAAATTTCCATTTTACCAGAAATGCTTTCTTTAAGTCCTTCTAATGTCCCTTCATTAATTTGTTCAAATATAAATGATCTTAAACCACCTCCAAATGTTGGATTAAGTGGAATTTCTCCAGGTTCAGTTAAAAAGTAATTAATAATGTTATTTTTAATAGCTTGTGCTGTTAAATAATTTTGAGTAAAAACAGCAGGGCCACTAAAAGGTAAATTTACCCCAACCGCAACATTTGGGTTTAAGTCAACCGGGTTTATCGTTTGGGGATTAAATGGCATTATTTACTATTTAATAAATTCATTATTTGGTCCATTCCTACTTCACCAGCACCTAAATTACCATTTACAGGATCACTTACTTGAGGTTTAAATGGAACTTGAGCATCACGTGAAGTAAAACTCATCATGGTTTCATTCATAACATCAGAATACGCTTTTCTAGCATCCATTACAGGTTGAGTAAATGTAGGTTTAGGTGTATCTATTGTTTGAATAGATTCCTTTACAATTGTTTTTGGAGTACGAACCGCCTCTAAAAGAATGTCTTTTAGTTCCTCTTGGATCGCTTCTCGTACAGCTTCTTTAATTAATTTTTTTAATCCGTCGGTTTTCATATGTTTATAAATATTAAATTAATCAGCCTTTAAATCATTTTGCTGAATGTAAAATACTAGTTCATCTATTAATATTTGGTCAATTGAACTAAATGACCATTCTCCTTTGAGCATTACTACACCTTGTTTATTTCGAGCTAATGCTCTTCTACGTTTTAAAGTATTAGGTGAGTTTTCTGTTTCAACTTCCATTTCAAATCCATTTACATTTGTAACTACAGGAGATAATTGAACAGATTGTTGTGTAGTTAAAGCGGTTAATTCAAATGAAACTCGTTCTTGGTCAGCATCAGGATAGCACTTTTGTACAAGTGCATCAAGTAAATTAAGTAATTGAAGTGCTTGTGCTAATACTTGACGTAAAATTACCAATATAGATAATATACCTGCATTAACTGATTTTAGTTTATCAATATTTTTACTTAAAAATTTATTAATTCCTGGGGTGAAAGGGTTAATAGATGTAGGGGTGTTATCTGCGATAAATAGAGTTGCATCCAATAATACAATAACTCCTTGAGTAATACCTAATGCTTTAGTAGTTTTATCAATTAATTTTAAACTATTATCTAACTGTTTAACTAATTTATTTTTTCGATTAATTAGATTAGTTAATTCAGCTTGTGTAGGGCAAAATGATTGATCTAAAAGTTTTGGTAATTGTTCTGGTTTATAATCAGAGATTTTAGTAATACCAAAAGCAGCTACCATAGTTAGTACTGCTGGTATAAGGGTATTTTTTAGGGTATTAACTTGGTTAGATAATTTTTCCTCAGCA